TGGTGAACAACTTACTCTATCTTTTATTTTGAATTTGTTGGATGGTATATTAGAGACACCTGGACGTATTTTGATGGTCACTACCAATCATATCGAAAAATTAGATAAGGCATTTATCCGTCCTGGTCGAATTGATATTAACCTAGAGGTATCTTATTGTTCTCTCGAAATGATAGTTGAAATGTTTGATTTTTTTTATGAAAGGTCGTGTCAACATTTATTTGAACATTTTGAGTACAACTTTCTAATCACCCCAGCACAATTGAACAAATATATACTGAACAATTACAATGACCCTGAAAAGGCATTTAAAGAATTATCTAAATATAAAAAATAAAAAAACAATGGACGATTATAAATGTGAAGAATTCTTTATCTATAAACCTAATAAATTGTTTGTATCAATGTAGTACCTTATAAATGTAAAGTGTACCAAGAAAGTAATATATTATGAGTATAGTTTATTACCCAAAATTAATTGATAAAATTAAATAATTAAAAAGATAATTGTTTGTTATGTATCTTCAAATATGCTATGCTATGTATATTGTCATAATTTTATGAATACAAAATAAAAAACTTATTATATTATAATGAATTATCAAAACAATCTTTTGTTTATATTGTTTACAACTTTTTTTTTAATGTTTATGGTGTACAAATACGCATTTGTAAATAATAAACCACATTGTAATCATTTTGTCACCAATGTTTACCTATATTTAGGATTATCGTTTTCTTTGGTGGGTTCCTTCATTCATATGTATAATTATGGATTTAATACATCCAAACAATTAAACGTCCTTTTACCAGAATCCAAAGTATTTCGACAAATAATGCCTTATATATTTTTTTCATTTTTGATATCTATTATATCTATTATTTTCTTGTCGATTCGTCCAATGTTCAGTAAAAATGGTTTTTTGATGAATCATATATTATGGCTTATAATTTTAGGGTCTATATCACTTATTTTGTATCCTTATTTCAAATCTATTGAATATTCCGTTGTGTTACAGAGGGTATTGATAATGACTTGTATGATATTTTTAGCAATGTCTTCATTAGTATTCATTATACCTGATTTTTTACGCAAAACATATTATAAAGCATCCTTGGGATTTTTGATTGCTCTTATTGTAATTATCATCACCGAATTGTTTTTATTGTTTACCCAACAATACACAAGACCTTTATACAATATTATATCTTATATTGTGATAGTATTATTTTCAATGTTTATTTCTTATGATACATCCAAGCTATTTAGTTATGCTGAGCAATGTATACATTCACCAAATTATCCGTTGGTTTCTACCAATTTATTTTTAGATATTATTAATATTTTCGTACGTTTGATGGGTACAAGTCGTTGATTTTATATAATACAATAAACTATTATATAAAATTATTTTAAAATTACTTAATTGCTGTATGCAAGACCGCCCATACCCGACATAATTCTTAGTACGTTGTAGTTTCTGGCATATACACGTACTTTCGCAGTATTGGTGCCTTCTACAGTAGCATTGGAAAGAACCAATTGTAGAGTAGCATTATCAATACGACTGAAATTGCAAGTGCCGGATGGTTGTTGCTCTTCAGGTCTTAGAGCAAACGAGTAAAGATTAATACCGGTATCAGGCGATCGAGTGTGGTGTTGGAATGGTTGTACTTGGTCGAAGTAAGTACCTTCACGCTCAGAGAATCGGTCTTGACCATTCAATTGTAGTTTGGCAGTTACAACTGGATTCTCACCCCAGCAGTGCATGTCGAGCGAAGTTTCAGCCAATACGAAAGTACCAGCATCCGAAACACCAGACGCAATTACCGAACCACCATTCATAGCCCAGTCCGCATCAGCATCCGCACCAATAGTCCAATTTGAAGAACCAGGAGCTTCTGCTTGTTGGAAAAGACCAGACCCACCGATGAATGAGTTAGGTCCTTCAACAGCCGCATCCGAACCGAATGCTTTTACTGAGTTAGGAAGAGCATCAATTGCATCGGTGTAATTGAATGGTTGAGCACCAAGAGCTTTGAATAGAGTAGTATCACTTTGAGTAGAAGCACAATAGTCTACATTGCAATCTGGTTGTACAACCCAGATTAACTCTTTACATGGGTGATTGAAGTTGAGTCGGATTTTATTGGACGATGAACCAACCGATTCCGAACCAGTGAATTGTAGTTGCTCAATTAGGTATTCCGCAGGATTTTGAGCCATACGCCTGCGCTCATCAGTGTCTAGGTAAATGTAATCTACATACAATGATGCTGAAACAAGCGATTGAGAATAAGCCGATGTTACTTTTACATCAGATGATGAATCTGGCGACAAAGTGTTTACCGCCCACAGACATTCATCAATGGCTCTTAAATCGAGATTGATTTTGACTTCGTGATATTGAAGGGCAATTAGAGGTAGAGCAAGACCAGGGTTAGTACAGAACCAGAATTGTAGAGGAACATACAAGGTGGTTTCAGGGAGAGCATTGCGAGGAGCACATACTTGTCTTGGGGCACTTGAATCACAAGGCCCATCTACATCTGCGAACGATGGGTCAGTCATAAAAGTCAATTGGGTGGTTTGACCAACCATTTTCTTGAAACCGGCTTCTTGGTTTTTGTCAAGAGTCAATTGGCACCAGATTTGCATCCAGTCACCATAGTGTTTGTCGATGCGTTGACCACCAATTTCTACTTCTACTTGTTCAATCAATTGGTGACCAGGGAAATCCAGCCACCGAGCATATACACTACCATTTGTGTTTAGATTTTGGTTAATTTCTGGTAGAGTAACTTGTAAATAAGTGCGGTAAGCAAGATCACCATTACGGGAAATAGTGCAATTTACCCGACGACCGAAATCAGCTTGACCATTAAAGGTTTGTTCAATGGATTCCATAGCAAAATTACTGTGTCTACGGTAAGTTACTTTCCAAAAGGTAATTTGTGGATTACCTGTAAGATATACATCTTGTGCGCCATAAGCTACTAATTGCATAAGTCCTCCACCCATTCTATAAAATAGTAAAAGAAAAAAAAAATGAATTTTTATTTAATTAAATTTTGATATAAGAACTTTTTCAAATAATTACAAGAATAATGTTCGCTACATAGTTCTTTTATAAATACATATGTTTTTGGCGTTTTTCTCTTTATTTTCCAACCATTTTTTTTTGCATTTAAAATAAAAAGAGTCTTCTTATCCATAATGTATATTTAGATTGTTAATATATAAAATAAACTATTTAAGTTATACTAATGAATAAAGAACTTACCATAGATAATTTATATACAAAATATCTAAATGATTTAAATCAGTCCGAAAAGAAACTATTGTTCAATCTGTCTAAATATAACGATGATGATGAAAAATATCATTTGGAACTCCAAAAATTAAAACAACTACGAAATAAGAAAAAAAAATATTTTTTAAATAATTCATCTGACTTATTTAATTATTTTGAATGTAAACAACAAATCGAAAAAAATAAAAATCCTAAAAAACTTATTCAACGATTTTTTAATAAAGATGAAGATACTAGTACAAACTCTCTAAATAAAAGTATACAAAATTATATAAAAAAAAATAATTTTGTAAATATAAATATAAATGATTTCATGTATGATAATAATATTTGTAGCAAATGCAATAAAGGCGAAATGATTAAATTAATGATGGAAGGCATTTCATTATGTAATAATTGTTTTAACAATGAAACATTTTTTGTGGATAATGATAAACCCTCTTACAAAGATCCTCCTAAAGAAATATCATTTTATGCTTATAAAAGAATAAATCATTTTCGTGAGATTTTGTCTCAATTTCAAGCAAAAGAGTCTACTGATATACCTGAAGTCATTATAAAACAAATCGAAAGCCAAGTAAAAAAAGAGCGTATCGAATTATCTGAATTGACCAACAAAAAAACAAAGGAAATCCTAAAGAAGTTAGGACATAATAAGTATTATGAACATATACCTTTTATAAAAGACCGACTTGGTATAAAACCACCTGTAATGAGTCCTAAATTAGAAGATACATTATGTAATTTATTTATGGATATACAAATTCCTTATTCTAAATATTGTCCAAACGATAGAGTAAATTTTTTGAATTATTATTATACTTTATATAAATTGTGCGAGTTGTTGGGTGAAATGACTTATTTACCACATTTTCCAATGTTAAAAGAACAAAAAAAAGTGGAACAAGATGAAATATGGAAAAATATATGTATAGATTTAGATTGGGAATTTATACCTACTTTATAGACCACCAGGGAACCCTACTAGATTTGCACCTATACCAAATCCAGCCCCAGTTCGAGCATTAGCCCCCATAGTAGGTATATAAGTATCTAAAATACTAAATGTTGCTGCTGCAACAAGAGCAATAAGAACAATTTCATCTATTTTTAAACTTTGTTTAGGTATGGCATATGCGGCAATAGATACCATTAAACCTTCAACTAGATATTTTATAACGCGTTTGATTAATTCTTTTACATTTAACATTTATAATTAATAAATAGAAAAAAATATATAAATAGAAATAATAATTAACCATAATGAATAATGTGGATTTATTAGAAGAAGATAAACCAATCTCCGAACAAAAATTTGTTTGCCTATCCTTTGTTTCTCCTGAATTCTTGATTAAGAAAAAGGAATTATTTTATTTTGAGGAATTTGTCTCTCAATATGATACAAATAAATCAATGACAAAGTTTAATGAATTCATTAATTTTGTTTCTCATAAATATAATATTTCTATTGAAGA